AACCACCTTTGAACTCGAACCTATCAGGAATACCTTCCCTACGCAATGCGTTGGATTCTGACTTCCAAGAAATGTATCGCTTTTTACCTGAGTCAAGTACAGCCTTGAGCATGTTCAAACATACTTCGTCAAACAAGATGCTGTCGCAGTCGTCGAACACTAGGATGTCACCTGGGTTTGAGTTATTAAAAAGAGTTTGATACAAACCAATCGGTGTCATAGAGCCTTTTACAACTTCGGTTCTAGGTGGCTTACCAGCCAGTTTAGTCATTGCATCATATTCGTCAAGAATAGTTTCAACACCAAACGACTTACCAACACCCGGAGGGCCTGACACAATCAAACCACGGACTACACCGTTAGCAACTGCATCAGTCATTTGATCTAGAATTTCGAAGCGGCCTTTGATTCTATCCATTGCTTGCTCTGGAGTTTCTGCTTTTTTCTCTTCTTGCTGAGCAACTGGATTAGACACTTTATATTCCTCTTTATTAGATGGTTCAATGTCTGCTGGTGTTTTTAGCAACACACGAATTTTGGTAGCCTGAGGACCCATAATGGCACTACCATCAACAGTAATGAATGGACCTTTCTTACCAAATGAAATTGGCTTTACTACCGGAAAAACCGTATCTTTGATAGGGGCGTTACGGTAAGTACCCTTTTTGATTTTAACAAAGTTTGTCATTTTTGCCTCCCACAGCATTAATTAACAATATAACTATTATAGCAAATTTTGAGGATTTGTCAACCAAAAATTGTGGCAAAAACCGCAAAAATTACAAAATATCCTAATAATTTACCTAAGAAAGTATCAAGATCACCACTAAAAATATCAATAATTTGCCCAGCAAACCACCAAAACATGATGCCTATTGCTGTTAAAATTAGTAATGTAAACATGGTTTTCTCCTTACCTTATGCATATATTATAGCAAAAAAGTAGGATTTGTCAACCAGAAATTGTGGATTTTTGTTGGGCTTTTTGTCGTTTTTTGTGGACTTTTGCAATAAGTCTATCTGCTCGCCACAGTATGTATTTGATTCGTAAGGATCTAAACCAAGCAGTAATTTTGTTCCATAATTTTTTCATTATATCTCCCGAATAACAATAATACCGTATTGATCCATTGCAACTGTTTTGCAACTTATTCTATTTATTACTTCATAAGTCAAATCGATCATTTTTTGACTGTTTCCACAGATAATGGTCAGCGGTATGCTGTCTTGATTCATCAATATGAAGTTTTCTACTAAGTGATCAACTTCATGATGTCTTATACCATGGAGATCTAATGAAGTCATGATTTAATAATAAGTCTCTATTATGTTCTAGTATTGGCATCATGTCCCAATACATTTCGTGTAGTTCCTCTAATGATTTTTTGTTAAGTTTTTTAACTTCGCTAACAATCATTTGTGTTCTAATTTCTCCGTTAGGCTCATTATCGTAATCCTCATTCCAATAATTGCTAAACGTTTTAAATCCTAATTGTTTTAAATAGTCTAATGTACCGGTTGTACATTGAACTAATTGCGGATGCCAATATAATATAGGTCTAAATATTTTTTCAGTTAAAAACATTTCTTCATGAAACTCTTTCATATATGCATTTATATTGTCGTCTCTATGATAGTTGGCTAGAGTAAAGCATTCACTGCTTTCAGTTGTCACAGTAAAATATGTATCGTCATATATGTAAGAAAAATTTCCTGTTTTGTTCCAATCAGTATTGAATGTATCTTTCTTAAAAATTTGACTGTATATTTCTTCCCAGTCTCCTTGTAAATCAAACTGAATAGGACACATATCTTTTAATTCTTGCGGAGCATCAACCTGGCCGCTAAGATTTTTAAACCAATGAAAACTGATTAAATTATTTTCTAAATCTAGCACATTTTGGTTGTACATTTCCTTTAGAAACATTATTCTGTGTTCCAGCATATTTGCATTTAAGCAATTAAATTTTTTAGAACGTAAATTTTTGTTAATGTTGTAGGGAATATATAACTTATCATCTTCTCTATAATATTGACTTTGATATAACTTTAAACCAAAAGAAAAACACTGTAGATTTATTTTATCTTGTTCTGGTACATACATAGAATGCCATTTATTATACACACTGTCTAATTTTGAGTTAGTACCAGTATAAGTAATATTTTTTAACGGTATGTTAAGAGAATTTGCAAAATCGTGTATGGCATGCATAAACCATTTATCATTTATTAGCCACATGGTTCCCTCAGCGGTATACTTAAATTCAACGTATACATCTTTAGGTTTTACACCGTTGGTTTTTATATCTGTTACAATATCTTTTGTGTGAGTTTTAGTGAAATCTTGGAACTGGTCCCAATCTCGAGTCTCTATTGCATTGATGTTTATAACATAATTGTTCATCAGTCTATCACAATATCTTCCATGCCAGCAGTTCTTAATCTAGTAATGTGTCCTATCTGCCATTGTTTAGTATCTAAGCCTTTCATTATACCTAAGAATTGATTTCGTAATAGTGCAAATTGATTTGCTAAATGTGTTAATGTAATAACACTATCTTCGCTGTCGACAAACTTTTCAGCATCTCTACTGCTGAGTTGTCTGTTGTAAGATTCTAAATATTTTCTAAATGTCTTACTGCGTTCTTTACGCAATTCGATATTTATATGTTCTAGAATTGCTTCAATTTCTTGAAGTTGATTAAAGCGGTGTTCAGTGATGCCGGGTAAGGCAGAACTGGATTTCTCCAGACTGCCTTTTATTTTAACTTCATACTTAGCACTTTGTATTTCAGACTCAAAGTAATCTATAGCACCTATAATATTACCCAAATCCTCTACTACTTTATTATACCAAGTACTCATTTATTAATCCCAGTATTCATCTTCTTCGTCATCTTCTTCGTAACCAAGATCTAAATGACTCATTAATGCCGCTTTTACAACACTATCAAAAGAGTTAAGTTCCGATTCAATTTCATCGAGACCGACAGTGTTGTCAAATACTCTTACTAATTCCTCAGCAATATGTATTTTATCTTTTTTTGGAACATAGGCTTTCACCTTATCCCAAACTTCATAAAGAAGTTCAATTTCAGGACTCATCAATGTACTCCTCTGGTTCTGGATTAAAGTCTTCAGGTTCTGGGTCGTCAATAATGTCGTTTTGTGCGACAGGATTTTGTCCCCATTCGTCAATAATTATCTGAAGTTTCTCTCCAGTCCAGCCTTTTCTGAACTCTTTAATTTCTTCACCAGTTACAGGAGATGTATAAGAAAGTTTGTTACCAACTTTTTCTACAATACCTTTTGATTCAAGCATTTCCAATAGGCCACTATATGGATCCATACCTGTCTCATAAGGAATTTTAATTTGTACACCTTCAAACGGTTTTGCATAACGCGATTTCATCACTTTACAAGCCGCTCTAATACCCTGTACTGTAGATGTTTTGTTGCCATCTTCATCTTCTTTTAGTTTTAACTTCTTCATTGCAACTACAATAGATGATGCATAGATAAAGCCTTGACCACCTGAAATCTTGTCATCAGGGTCAAACATGTCTTGTGATGCATAAGTATGGTTAGTTGCAATCAGTGCAATCGGAAAAGGAGCGATCTGATTCACTGTGTTTCTAACTAATGCGGTTAAAGCCTTAGGCTTTCTACCCATATCACCTTTCATGTCACCTTTTTGGAACTGATCTACATCAGTAGGTGTTAGCAACATGCCTAAACTATCAACAACAAATACTAACTTGGGCATTTCTTCATAAGGAAGATCGCTGTAGTTTGCTTTGTAGTCTTTCATAAATTCTGAGATTGCTTTTGCAACATCGTCAATCATTGAAACACTGATTTTCAATAGTTTTTCTGGACTTGTGTCAACATTAAGTGCTTGGAGCCATTCTTCGTCAAGTGCGTTTTCTGAGTCGAACAATACTACTTGACAGCCCATTTCTTGTGCTGACTTTACAAGATTGCCTGAACATATAAACGATTTACCAGAACCGGATTCACCTGCAAAAACACTAACTTTACCTAAAGGAATTCCTTTGTTAAAATCGCTACTAATTAAGTAGTTTAGTGTGTAGTTGCCTGTGCTAATCCAATCTTGTGGATCGTGGAATCCTGCACTGATACCACTAATAGATTTAGTGATGCCAGTACGGAACTTAGTTAAGTCAAATGGTTTCTGCATGATTCTTCTCCTTAAGACTGACGGTTACGAATCATTGCAAGAATGTCATCTGCTGATTTCTTTCCCTGGTCTGCTGACTCAGCCGCTGGCGCTGGAGCAGGTGCTTCTTCAGCAACTGGTGCTGGAGTAGGAGTAGGTGTTTCCACCACTGTTTCTGCTACAGGAGCCACACTTGGTTCCGCAGTTGTCTGTACAGGAGCAACTGTTGCTTGAGTTTGCGTCCCTGTATCAAGTCCGTAGGGCTTATAATAGTTAGCCCACCTTGCTGGATCATATTGATCACCGTTTACACTGGCTTCGAACATTTCTGAAATTGCTTGTACACCTTCTGCTGTAGGTTTAGCGGGAAGAAAATCATTCAAGTCAAACAAGCCATGCGTGTCAATTGATGCTAACTGTTCTTCAGTAAGAGCACTTTCTTTTCTTGCCCACTTACTAGTTGAATAGTCTGCATACTGACCTTTTGAAGTTTTAGTTAAACGGAAGTCGGTGCCATTAACGTAATCAGTTGGAATGTTTTCCATATCAGGATCCATCAATGCTGATTTAATAATGTTAAAGATTTGAGGTCCAATTACAAAACGTCTGATTGGATTCTCAGGTGCAGTTTCATTTAAAGGATTTTCGTTTACAAATCCTTGGAAAATGTAACTTCTCTTTTTCCAATACTTTCTGCCCATGTCTTCAAGACTTGGGTCTTTGAACCAAGGTCTTACTTCGGTTAGTACTGGACATGTTTCGTTATACATTTCCATACATGGTACTTGTACGGTTACAGGCTTGCTGTCTCCGCCAACTACTCCAGGGAATGTCAAACGAATCATTTGTCGTTCTACCCAAAAGAAATCTGCATTTGGATTACCGTCAGGAAGGAAACGAAGTGTACAACTAGTACCTTCATCAATGTTCCAAAATGGGTAAATTGCGTTATCGCTTTGGGTGGGTGAATTCGAAGAACCTTTGTTCTCCATTGCCGCGAGCTTTGCTCGTATTTCTGCTAAAGATGCCATAATGTTTTCTCCTTATATGTGCCATGTAGCCATGTTTGCAATACACACCATGCGTATTGCTATTTTATTATATTAATGCCAAGATAGAAAAAAGTCAACCTTTTTTTCTAACAATGTTATTTAGTCTTTTGATTGCAGTTTTTATTCTACAAATTGGTTCAAGAAACTTTCGTATTGTGCTTCTGCTGTGTAACCACTAGCACCAGCCTCTACTGCGTTATTCTTTGCACCTAATAAACAACTCTTAATAGTACCGTACTCAAATTGGCTCAAACCGCCGCCTGAATTAAGTTTTCTACTAAGACCTTGTAAATAATTTCCTAACTTTTGATCTTTTGCCGCAAACCCTAACTGACTAACTTGATATCCAAGTTTAGCATTAGGTGATGCAAAATCCATTATATCGCTTTCGCTTAATAAATTTTTAAGATCTGCAAATGATTCTTTTGCTATTGCTTTTGTTAAATAACCTTCAAATGCTTTTCTTTTTACTGATAAAGTCTTTAAGTTGTCTATGACGTTAGCAACTTTATCATCAAAATGTGTTTCAGTGAACAATGATTCGATGTCTGTTGTATCTTCATCTAATTCAATAACATCTTCTGCTTCGTTAAAACTTTGGATGGCAGTGTCATAAGTTTTAGCACCAGCAAGTCTTTTAAATGTGTTTTTAATATTTTGTACATTTTCTATCGCAAGATCGACATACATTTGATTGTCTTCGTTTACAAGTTTTGACTTCCTAACATAGTTTACAAATTGTCCTAGCGACTTATAGTCTGCGGCCATTTCAACTATCTTAGTGCCAATTTCATCAAATGTTTCACCACCTTTTTGTAAATGGCGAGCCATTGCTCTAGCCATTGCTAAATTATTTTCAGGTAGTTTAAATCTTTCTTCGCCACGTTGTACAAAAATACTATGGATGTTTCTACTTCTAGAACCACGTACATCTTCGTCGACTGCTTTTTTATGCCTTACAACTATTTTGATATCATCTAATGGTTGGTAACTAGTTTTAGAGCTACCAGTCATTGTACCAAAACCTTCCATTACATCTGCCATGCTATTCTCCGATTTTTTGGCAATATCTGCTTGTTCACCTTTTGCTTTAAGTTTTTTATCAAATATTTGATAATCAAATCGCATCAAATAATCGTGAGTTAAATCTTTTAACTGTTTTCTAAGACCATGATCTGCTAAATCTTCACTGGTTTTTAAAATAATTGTATCTTCAGTAAAGTCTAATCTAACTAGTATGTTAGGTTCTTCTACAACAAATCTAGTTGCTGTAGACGGATCAATACTTAGTTTACCCTCTGTTGTAAAGGACTGAATTTTAAATCCAAAACCTTTTAGAAGGTTGAATATTTTTTCTGCTATTTGCTCTTTATTAATTGCCATACAACTATTTATCTTCTAGAGGATACCAATCGGTAATGGTGCGTCATCGTCGTCGTAGTCATCAAAGTTTCCATAATCACCGATATTGCTATTAATTGCTTCGAACACGTCATCTTCGAACGTGCCGATAAATTCTATCATCCTAATTGCTAATACTAAACTCATAACTAAATCGTCGCTTTCACCGGGTTTAGCGGCAAAACTATTTGCTCTAGCAACAAAATTTTTAAATTCACTAATTAACGGTTTACTTAAACATTTAAGTTTGCCGTTTTCAACTAATCTTTTTAATTGTAAGCATGCCTCGACTTTTGTTTTATGTCCTGTGTGGAACCCTTTACGTCCTTTCTTACCTTGTATTTTTTTAGGTTCGTGTAGCATTTCCCCGGGAAATGTTTCCTCTCCTGAATCTCTAATAACAACAAGAGCCGCTTCACCGATGGTGTTGTTTTCGACACTCCAGTAAATTTGAAATGCGCCATTGTTTTGCAAGTAATTTAAAATCTCTTTCATTACCTTTATTTGACCTTCAATGGGAGTTTTATTATGGCACCATTCTGCCACTTGTATCATACTCGGTGTTTCTATAACTTGTATTGCGGCATTATCGCCGCCAGTACCACTGCTAGGATCTAAACTCACAACATAAGTTTTTTCAGGATCAATATTTTTATACCATCTAGTTTGCCCCATTTTAATCATTGGCTCTACGCCTTTCATTTCTAATAAATGTAATGAGTCAATAAGAGTCTCGTCATAGATAACAAATTCGCATTCATGCTCTCGTCTAAAACGTTCTTCACCTACTCTGTATCTTTCTTCTTGTGCCCAAGCATCATCTCTGTCTGGGTGTTGTTCCCATGTTGCTAACAATGCTTTGAAACCATTTACACCAACATCATTTTCGTTACCATGTTCATCAAACAACTTGTTTGCTTGTTGCCAAATCATAGCAAATGTATCATCGTCACTATTTGGTGTTGATGTAATAATACATTTACCACCTGTTGCTAGTGTGGGAGATAGTGCTGTCCAAAACTCTTTAGCAATAGTATTACGCACAAACGCAAACTCGTCTAAGTAAATAAGTGTTAATGACATACCACGACCGGTGTTTTCTGTTGTTGTACTACTTACAATTCTACTGCCGTTATCAAAATCAATAGAGAATCTGTTATAGTTTACAACACCTGCTCTAATATGATCAGGGCACATTTCGTATGCATATCTTACACGTTGCATGATTTCACTCGCACCTTGTTGCTTGTGAGCCGCAACAAGTATTGTACTGTCTGGTCTAAACATAGCATACCACAACAAATAACCTGCCGCTACAGTGGTTTTACCCATCTGCCTGCCCAGCATGTTTATACTGAATCTAAAATTATTATAATTGTCTACAAGATTTTGTTGGTAATCGTAAGGTTCAAATTTCATTGAGCCTTTAACAGGATGTTGTATCATCATGTGTTTTTTCATAAAGTACATAGGACCTGTTGTTGAATCACAACATTCTTGAAAGTCTCTGAGTTGCTCAGGACTGTACTCTACTTTGCTGTAAGCAGTTTTTGTTAAACTGGTATCTGCT